GTCATACCCTGATTCGTAAAAACTGGCTCTACGGCATGGACGAACTCAGCGTAGTGCTGACCCTTCTTCTCCAGCGGATCGGCGCAATCCACATCGAGCTTGTAGGCACCAGTCACCCACTGCCACTCGCCCATGTAGTTGGTCGGCTGCCAGCTCAAGTCGCCAACACGGTTCACCGGGCGAACGATATGGCTCTTGATGACGTACGGAGTCGGGATGAACGCACCTTCGTACAAGGCGGTCGTCCAGCTCGGGTTAACGCTGAACACAGTACCCTTCGTGCCAGACGAGCTGGTGAAGGGCTGGATGAGCGTGTACTTGCCGCCAGCATAGCTGAAGCGGGGCGGGAACAGGTTCGGGATATGGCGGAAGTTCTTGATGACCCGATTCGCGCCAATCCGCTTGAGCAGCTCGGCACCCGGACCAGAACCCATATCGGCGAAGCGCAGATCCTCGCGCAGCGCGGCGTTGTTCTGAGCGATGCGCTGGCTGGCCTCCATGCCGATGTACAACGGAAACACCGGACCATCGCTGGAGAAGCTGATGAAGCCGGAGCTATCAGGATTCGTCGCGCCATTGCGGATCAGCGTGGCGGCGGCAACATCGAGCATCTCCTGCGTCAGCTCGGAGGTAGCCTGATTCAACGCCTGACCAACCGAACCAGTCTGAATCCAGGGCAACTCGTTCACACCGCTCGGAATCGTCTCCACCTGAGTGAAGGACGAGTCGGCCACCGCCTTGATGGCGTACTTGGCGAACATGTTCTGGTAGCGAGTCTCCCACGAACGCTGAGCGCGGATCGAGAGCTTCTCCAAGTACACGCGCAAGAACGCCTCGACGCGATGGTCGAAGGTCAGATCGTCCTTACACAGGAGCGGACCTTTGAGGGCGAAACGCTCAGGCCCCCAGGTGACAGCGTTGTAGCCGACCGGAACGTCATTGTAGGTGACATCGCAAGCACCACCGTTATCGCCGGGATTACCGCTGGCGAGGGTGATAGCAGACCACTCCTCAGCCGCAGTCGGCTCGATGGAAGTGGTGGTGAACGAGGTCTGGGTCAGACCCGTACCTTGGGGATACTCGCCGCGCTCAATGAGGTTGAGCCACATCGAACGGTACGAGGCGCGTTTGTAAACGTCCTGCGCGAGCGACTCAGTCGCAACGGCAAAGGCGTTGAAGACATTGGGACAAGACATGAGATGAAATATGTAAACCGACGTTATCTATCGGTAGGCCATCTATTCCACCACACGGTGGATGATTATCCTACCTCCTCACCGATGCGGAGCGTCATTGCCGCTTAGACAGTTTTGCGATGGCTGACCAAGCCGCCGCCTTGCTTAGGGTCGATGAGCGGACTGACGCATATGAATGGCCGCAATGTCAATCAGAATAGTGGAGGATCGGGAATTTCGTCCGTGAGTTCCGACTGCTCCGCCATGTAGCTCTTGTACCCGCAGAGTAGGCCAAGTTTATGTGGCTGGATGATCTGTTCCCTCGCGATGAAACCCCTGAAGGTGTACGGGCCGGGGAAACTCCCGGTCATCAGCGCGTAGAAATCCACGCCGTCTGTCTTCCTACCTTTGCGCGCATCGACCAGCAGCTTGCCGGTATCGTACTTGGTCGTTTTGACATCGATGCGGAATCCCGGCGGAGGCGGGATAACCGCGTCGTAAAGCGGATGCGGAGGCTCGCGGTCGGTATCCAGATCGGGATACACATTGAAGAGCTTGCAGAACGCTATCTCACCGCACATTCCCTCCAGATCCACAGTCGCAGCGTCGTCCAAGCTGATCTTCAGATTCGTCACGTTGAACGAGCGATTGCTGCCGTTTCGATTCTTGGCGATGAAGTGGGCCAACTTCCTCTCGGCGGCGGTTAAAGAGACAATTTGACCGATTTTGATTTTGTTTAACATGGTAAAAAGGCGGAAAATTTTTGAGGGGGGTATCGTAAACGAAGCCCACCCGCAAAGGGGGTGCCAGGTTCCCCTTCAACTTTTGTGCCAATCCTAGGAAAAACAATCCTTTTCTGTCCGTCTCCTATTGTCACCCCCTAGGACACAAAATGTCCAACTATAGTCTGATAATATGCATTATCAGACTGTCGTCTCAGTGTCGTTTCCGTGGTTCACGTTCACTTCGATCGATCGATCTGGCATCTGACCCAACAGATTGATCGAAACGGACGCTTGCTCGCCAGTTTCTGACCAGCCGAACACAAGCGCGGAACGCTTCGCCACGGAACCGAGGATTTGCTCGCGAGTTGATTCGTCACGAATGCCATCGAGGTCATAGGAAGTATCAAAAGGAAAACGCCGAGCATCTTAAGAAGAAAGCCAACGAGTACCGCGCCGCGAATCGCGAGAAAGCAAGAGGCTGGAACAAGAAGTACAGAGTGGCCAACCATGTTAAAATCATCGACAAGCTCCGCGAGAAGCGTCGATCAGATCCAATGTTTCGACTGAAGGATGCGATTCGCGGTTCGATCCGTGCGTATCTCGGAAGCAAGAAGACTCGTCGCGGATCTACCTTCGAGATTGTCGGCTGCACTCCAGATTTCCTGCGTGAGCATTTGGAGAGGCAGTTTAAGCCTGGAATGACTTGGGATAATTACGGCTCGCATTGGCATGTTGATCATCGCATACCACTGGCCAGCGGTCGTACTTCTGATGAGGTAAAAGGCTTGAGTCATTGGACCAATCTCCAGCCGTTGGAAGCGTTGGAGAATCTCATTAAGAGCGACAAGGTTCCACAGTCGGTAATGCCTTGACATCGCACCCCATAATCTGATGCTCCCCGTATGCCGAGTTTTACTCTCCCCGAAGGCGTTGAGATTCCCGAAAATTTGAAGGAAGGCGAGGCGTTCCAGACGATGGCGACGATTGTCCTCGGAAAGAACGGCAAGGCCGAGTTCATCGAGATTGATGGCATGGCCATCCCCGGCTACGAGAAGAAGTCGAAGGGCAAGAAGATGGCCGAGCGTGGCGAGGAGATGGAGGAGGAGGGGGAATACGAGGAGGAGGAGGCAGCTCCCGGCGGCGGCGGTTTCATTGCTGAGGTAATGCAGCGCGGTCGTGGCGGCCCGATGGCCTAAGGTTCAACCCATAGAAAAACGATATGCCAAGTATCACATGCGATGAGGCGGAGACGCTGATCAATGAGGCGGCATCGCTTGGATGTCGTTCTCCGTGGGAGGTTGAGCTTGCGAAGCTCGCGCTGGAGAATCGCATCGCGACGTATCTTCAGGGTGGCGGAGCGACGCGCGGCGCGTATCGGAGCGTTACGGCTACCGGCAATGTGGTGAGCGGCGATTATCTGATCATCGCTGATGCGACTGGCGGCGCGATTACGATGGCATTGCCGCCTGCCGCGCTGGTTCCAGGTCGTATCTACGCTTTCAAGCGCGTCAATAGCGGCGCGAATGCGGTTGTTATCGATCCGAATGCGTCCGAGACGATTGACGGCGCGGCGACGTATACGCTATCGGCTCAATGGAATTCCGTGACGATCATGTCGAACGGAACGGCGTGGTTCATTATCTGAGAATTCTATGGCCAACATCTCCTGTAGCGAAGCGGCGGCATTGATTGCGGAGGCGTATGGCGCGTCCTGCAAGAGCAACCGTGAGAAGAAACTGCTGGAGATTGGCCTACTCTGGGAGGCGGCGACGCTTGGCGGCAATGCGGATATCACGGCGGATAACACGGTGATTACTGCGGACAGTACGATCATCACGGCGGACATGACCGAGTTTCTGTAACCCTCAAACCTTTTAATAGATATGGCACAACAGACTATCAACATCGGCGCATCGCCGAACGACGGAACGGGGACGCCGCTGCGTACGGCATTCCAGTACACGAACAGCAACTTCAGCGAGCTGTACACGGCTGTCGGCCCGAGCGGCAACAACATCGTTGTTCCTGGCTCCGCCACCATCACCGGCGCTCTGACGGTGGCGACTGATCGGCTGAAGGTTACTGGTGGCAATGTTGGTATTGGCACTGCCACTCCTACCAATTACGCGAATTACACGACGCTAACGATCAACGGAACCAATGGTGGCGAGATTGATCTGACGGATGGCGGAACGCTTCGTGGTCAGTTGTTTTCCGAAAGCACCGGACTCACGCTGGCTGCTGTTGGCGGGTTGATTAAGTTTGGTGCTGGAACTGGTGGCACTGAAAAAATGCGGATCGACTCCTCCGGCAACGTCGGCGTGGGGGTTGCGCCGAGTGCGAGATTCCACTCTAAAGCTGGAGCGGTTACTCTTGGTGGAATCATCGAAACGGGTGGTGCCAATGCGCTTCTGTCATTCGCTGACTCCGCGACTAGCAGTTACACTCGTGTCCAGATTGGATCTAGCGGAAACAATTTGGTTGCGCTGATAAATGGATCCACTGCGTTGACGCTCAATTCCTCTAATAGCTTGGTGCTTGGTTCTGCTGCTATTGCGACAACTGCGACTGACGGTTTCCTCTACATCCCCGGTTGCGCTGGAACTCCTACAGGAACTCCTACCTCTCAGACTGGTAGAGTTCCTTTGGTTGTCGATACCACAAACAACAAGCTGTACTTCTACAGCGGCGGTTCTTGGGTTGCTGCCAACTAATCTACTACCACAATGAACATCTCTTGGATCATCGAACGCCTTCTCGTTAAGCCCACCGAAGGCACGCTCACCGATGTCGTAATCACCGCCGACTGGCGTTGCAACGGCACCGAAACCACCGGCAGCGGAGACACCGAGAAGAGCTACAGCGGCACCTGCTACGGCAGCGCGTCGTTCGCTCCGCCGAGCGAGAACTTCACGCCGTATCCTGACCTTACGCAGGATCAGGTTCTCGGATGGTGCTACGCCAACGGAGTCGATAAGACCGCCATCGAAGCGAACGTCTCGCTCCAAATCGAGAACCAGATCAACCCGCCGGTCATCGCTCCGCCGCTGCCGTGGGTTGAGCCTGTGATGATCGTGCCTCCGATGCTGCCGCAGGTTGAGCCGGTTTTGGTTGCGGAGCCGGCCACCGTTGTCGAAGCTCCTGCCGCATGATTAAGATCGAACTCACACTGCAACAGTTGCAACAGCTTACCCAACTCCTCGTGATCGGGATGAAGGCTGGAGACGTTATGAATATGAAGGTTGGACTTCCTTTGTACGAAAGCATTGAAGCCCAAGTGAACGCACAGCAGCAGCACAAGCCTGAGTAACCCATGGACGCGAGCAATCATGGCGGTGGATTCGGAGGTATCGTTGGGTTGCTGGGGACAGCGACCGTGGCAATGGTCGCATCCTACATCCCTGAACTCACCGAGTGGACTAGGTTCCTAACCGCCCTCGCCGCCCTAATCGCCGCCATCACGGCCCTCTACAAAGCAATCAAAAAGAAATGAATCCCAACGTCGCCTCACTCATCCGCCACGGTCTCAGCGCCGCCGGCGGCTTCCTCGTCGCAAAGGGCATGATCTCCTTCGATCAAGTCAATGAGATCGCCGGTGCGGTCATCACTTTGGCCGGCATCGGATGGTCCGTGTTCAAGAACAAGAAGACCGAGAAGAAGGCCGAGTAACATCCCGCCAGAACGGCAATGCATCGCCAGCGGGATTCACACCTCGCTGGCTTTTCCATTATGGACCCAATCCTCAGCATAGCCCAAGGAGTGGCCAACGCCACGCTCAACAAGATCATAGATCAGAAAGACCAAACCCTTGAAGATGGACAGAAAGACAATCGCCTACGCGACGATCTCCTTGCTCGCGCTGATGCCGCTGGGCTGCGCCCCAACAAGAGTGGTGATGGTCCCGCCAGGACAACCCGTCAGACTGGCTGAAAACGTCAAAGCCCATGTGTGGGCCAAAGATGCCAGCGGTAACACCGTCAAAAGCCGAAACCGCGTGACAATCCACGAGGGTTGGTACGCACTACCTCCAAGAGAATAGTATGGGAACACCACTCACAGGCAGTACCGTCGCCAGCACCTACACTGGCCTGCTGAAGACAGCCGATAACGCCACGCTGACAGGTGTTCTGAGAACACTCAGCGACGGCAGCGGCAACGATTCCGCACTCCAAGTCTCCACCACCGCGCTCAACTCCACCGGAGACTTCAGCGTCGCAACCAGCCGCTTCACGGTCGCTTCCGCCAGCGGCAACACCGCTGTGGCCGGCACCCTCAACGTCACCGGTGCCACCTCCCTGAGCTCGCTCATCACCAGCGGCAATGCCACCATCGGAGGAACCCTCGGTATCACCGGTGGCCTCACGATTCCCGGCACCCTGTCAGTCACCGGCATCTCCACGCTCACCGGCGCGGTCGGAATGGGCAGCACACTCAATGTCACCGGACTCTCCACGTTGGCCAGCCTTGGTGTCACCGGCGCTGCTACCGTCGGAACCACGCTGGGCGTCACCGGACTCTCTACGCTCGCCAGCCTCGCGGTCACCGCAGGATCCACGCTCGATAGCCTCGCGGTTACCAATGCGGCCACGATCGGTACCACGCTCGGTGTAACCGGATTGTCCACCCTGGCGATCCTGTCGGTGACGGGGGCCTCTACACTGGATAGCGCAAGCATCACTGGGGCTGCTACCGTTGGAACCACTCTCGGGGTCACAGGTAACACGACCCTATCGGCAGACCTAGCCGTTAACGGAAACACCACAATCGGAAACGCTTCCGGTGATTCGCTCACGGTCACGGCAGGAGCTGTTACAATCAACAATCTTCCATCCAAGACAGTCCCTGTTGATGCAGACACCATCCTTCTCAGGGATTCAGCAGCCTCCAATGCTCTCAAGACCACCGCTGTCTCAGCGTTGAGCGTTGTCAAATTCGTTTATTCTGAAGGGTTTTCAAAAACTGGTGGTGGTGGTCAGTCCATAGCAATTACCACAGGCACCCCGGTTGCAATTCAAGAAGCCGGATCCACATCAGATTGGACATACACTTGGAGCCCAAAAACCGTTGGAAACAAAGCCCTGATCAAGGTTTCAGTGCCAGCCATCGTCGATAATGGAACTGAGGTTTACGTTGGGATTGTCGATGGAGCGTCAACGGTTGTTGGTGTTGGGGCGGCAATGGTGAATGCAAACAAGCAGATTGTTTCAATCGCCCAATGCACGTTCACTTCAACGGCTGCAACGCACACCTTCAAGGTGTGGATCGGAAGCTCTGAAGTAAGCACATTGACCTTGGCCTACAACGATGCAGCCGCCTCTTGGTTCAACAACAACGGATCGACGACCCAGAACGCCAAGGTCCAATTTGAACTGATCGAGTTCTGATCTGATGAACATCTCTGAAATCGCCCAGGCTGCCTGCGACAAGCTGTCGTTCACCGACTCAGCCACACTCGCGCTCGCCAAGAAGTTCGCAGCCCGCAGGTACGCCATGCTCTGGGATGGCGCTCTCTGGAACGATACCCTCGGCGTCGTTTCCATCTCCATCACCGACGGCCAAGAGATCGTAAACATCAGTCCGTTCGTCACCTCCTCCTACGCCTCCTTCTCCGGCGAGGAATCCTACCTAGATCTGCCGGTAGCCATCCGCTTCACCGGCAGCGGTGACACCGACGGCATCGAGATCCCAGCCGCAGAATGGCAGTCGTTCTTCCAACTCGATCCCAACATCTGGAACAACGTGGACTCCCGGAAGTCCACACCCAACAACTTCGTCAACCTCTCGCGCCTCATGACCGACGGCGCGACCACCTACGGTCAGTCCGGCATCCCGCGCATCAAGCTCGTCCCGACACCCAACACCGCCGGCACCCTGTTCATCCTCGGCAAGAAACAGTCCTGCGTCCGACAACTCGGCGAGACCGCAGCCATCACGCTCAACCGATCCATCGACCTCCGGGGCGCCGACAACGCTCTCATGGCTTACGTCGAAGGTGACCTGCTCGAGTACTCCCGCCAGTACTCCAAGGCCCAAGCCAAGTTCGCCGAAGGCACTGCTCACGTCTCCACCATGAAGGACATGGAACGTGGCCAACAGCAGCAGATCAGCAGGATC